TGTTAGGATCGATTTTCCTTAACTTTGGTAACTTAATTTGATTCATAAAAACCCCTTATAACTTTAATATAAATATGCTTTTGCATGATTAAACACCCTGTAATGCCTTCTTTTTTTGATTAATTATCCCATAAATATTTATGGAAATGATTATCAAACTCAATACCAAATGACTAAAATTGTCTATGAAAAAATCATATGTAATCCATCCAATATCTCCTACTATCCATGTGACCATTGCCCATGTAAAATTGCTTCTAGCATTTAGTATAAATCCTATCAATACTAATACTGTACTTGTCCACCCTAAAACTTCTATCATGTTACTATTGTTACTGGTTTATTTAATTTCTTTGCTTGTTTTACTGCACTCATTGACCCATCTGCAGACACTCCATTTGCTATAAATGCCATCATGACATCACAATCTCTAGCTATTAACATATTCCTATGATGGAATTGGGATACATGGTATGGCTTTTCATAATATGGTTTGGACATAGCTGAGTGTAAATTTTTAATTGTATGTGCCGGGTTGAATTCTCTATACCTAATTCCAAACTCTAGAGCATACTTCCTTGCATACAAGTCCGCGCCATTCTTAGCGCCTCCTGATATAATGATAAGTTCATCTCCAAATTTCTGCTTTAATTGGAATAGCGTATCTTTAATCTTACGTATGTTCTCATATCCCCTACTACCTATTATTGCTACTTTCATACTTTAATTCTATCCATTCTAGGACACAGGTCTGGCTTGTCTCTAAATTCACACCATTTGCAATGCTTATTATTCTTACCTGCAATTGCCGGATACTTCCTATCTAAATTAAATGTACCATCTTTATGAAATGCGGAATCAACAAAGCCTTTAATCTCCGTTGCTAATTTATTTCTGGTTGGCTTACCGCTGGCAGGTGCAAAATCTGTTATACGTTTTTGTGGAAACATTGCTCCTTCAATTAACTTACGTTTAACAATCATATACTTAACATCGATATTTTCTACATCATATCCATATTGTTCTGCAAAGTATTTTTTATATAATACCAACTGAGATGTCTTTGTCTTATCAGCCTTTTGATATTTATTCCAGCCCATTGTACTAGTTTTAATATCAATGATTGTTATTTTATTATTACGTTTATCTCTAATAACAATATCTAAGTAACCTAACATCATTACTTTATCATTCGTTTCATTAACTGGATGATAAATTGGAACCTCTATGCCAATTAATTCTTCATTTCTACTAGAAAAGTATTGACCACGCTTTTTCTTGAACCAATCAAGTATTGCAACGCCGTCCTCATAAAACTCTCCTAGTTCAAATTTGTTGGAAAAATGGTTCCCCATCTTATCAACAGCCTCTTTATACAATGTAAACATCTGATCTTTAAGATACTTATTAATGTCAATTTCATCTGCCTTTTTAACAGATTCATTAAACATCACTGTTAAATAATTTTGCAATGTTTCATGGAAGGCTGTACCAAATATGGTATGAATTGATTGGCTAAATGTCCTCAATCCCTTTGCATATGCCAACTCCCAATGCTTTGGGCAGCTAGAATACATAGAAAATTGAGAATAGGAGATCTTTCGTTCGTCTGGCAACGGCTCTCTAATACTATACTTTAAAAATTTATTCATATATAAATATAAGGAATATTATCCGTACGTCCTAATTATTTGCCCCAAACTTTACTGGAAACTAATTGAGCAATTATGCCATATACTGATAGGTCTTGGAATGTGTCTATTTCAGATTCTCCCACTTCATCGTTATGGCCTAATATAATTAACTGCTTTAGTCGTTGAACTTTGTCATTCACTCTAAACCATAAGCCAGTCAATGACAATTTTACATCTTCTGAAGTTGTTAAATTAGTACCGACTGATATATTGCTTGGGCCATAATTCTTTTGTTTCTTACAGAACAGGATATACTGGTCTGCCATAATCTCTTTAAACATTTTACATGTTTCTGGGTAGTTAGCCTCACAGTAATCTACAGCTTCATTACCAGTTGATGTCTTTTCTATAAAATCTACTCTTGGCCTGTCTTTAATTGTTCTCATATAACTATTTTTTTAATAATGATTTTGCTTCTTTTTCTGTCTTGCCATACTTCTTTAACATAGAAATGATCTCGCCCTTATCTAAGAGTCCGATATATTCTTCTGCTTCAGATTTGGCTACTTCATAATGACCTGCTATAAATTTAACAAGGTCTTTATTATACTTGCCAGCCTTCTTCCCCTTTATATACTTGTTAAAGGTTTTCTGTTTTGGCAAGAAATCAAAATATAATTGATATACATGTTTCTTACTCAACGGACCTATTGTATATTGTTGAAACATATCTACTATCTCTATATAATCAGGGTTCATTGATAACCATCTATTTATCAAATATGGAGAGAAAGACTTTTGGGACGCCTCATCTAACGTTTCCCAAGGAGTCTTCTTCCATGTTATATTACCTAAATGATCAAATATTGTAGCTGTCTTCTTCATATTACATCATTGGCATTTGTGGCGGCGCAGGTTCTTCTTTTGGAATATCTGTAATTACACATTCTGTAGTTAACATTGTACCGGCGACTGATGCTGCTTTTTCAAGAGCGATCCTCGTTACCTTAACTGGGTCGACAATTCCTGCATCGACCATATCTTCTAAGATTGTCTCTGTCCGGACATCATATCCAGATCTTGTACCATCTCCGATAGTTACTATCTTATTCCATACCACCTCAGCATTGAGTCCAGCATTTTCCAGAATCGCGTTGAATGGAGCTTTACAAGCTTTAACCACAATATCTCTTCCCAATATTTGATCTTCGTTTTCATATATATCATCTTCAAAATGTTGATATCCTCTTAATATAGTACCTCCTCCAGCTATAATTCCTTCTTCTACAGCTGCTTTAGTTGCATTAAGTGCATCATCTAATCTATCTTTCTTTTCTTTCATCTCAATTTCAGATGCGGCGCCTATTCTAATTACTGCAACCCCTCCTGATAATTTGGCTAATCTTTCTTGTAACTTTTCTTTTTCATACTCTGAATCTGTAGATTCCATCTGGGATGCGATATTATTAATACGTTCTTGTACTAACTCCGATTCACCAAATCCATTAACAATTGTAGTATGGTCCTTTGTAATTGTAACCTTTTCTGCAGTTCCTAGATGTTCTAATGTTGCATCTTCTAATGACAATCCTACCTTATCATTAATAACAGTTGCTCCAATTAATACGGCCAAATCTTCTAAGTGCTCAATTCGTTTAGCGCCGAACCCAGGTGCCTTTACTGTTGCAACTTTCAATGTACCTCTAACTTTATTAACTACCAAAGTAGATAATGCCTCTCCCTCAACATCTTCAGCAATAATTAACATAGGCCTATCCATTTGCATAGACTGTTCTAATAAAGGTAATATATCTTTCATATTAGAAATTTTCTTATCATATAATAAGATAAATGGGCTATCTAATTCTACCGTCATTTTCTCAGCATTAGTTACAAAATATGGAGATGCAAATCCTCTGTCAAATCGCATACCTTCTACCACATCTAACTCGGTCTCTGATGTCTTGCCTTCTTCAACGGTAATTACTCCATTTTGTCCTACTTTGTCCATTGCCTCTGCAATCATTGCGCCTATAGAAGAATCATTATTAGATGATATAGTCCCTACTTGAGCAATTTCATCATTTCCACTAACCGGTCTAGACTCATCCTTAAGATATTGTACAACGGCCGTGACTGTTTTGTCAATGCCTCGTTTCAATTCAATTGGATTGGCTCCGTTTGCAATTTTCTTAAATCCTTCTTTAAGAATCGCATGTGCTAGCACAGTTGCTGTAGATGTTCCATCGCCAGCCTCGTCATTTGTTTTCGACGCTGCTTCTTTAACCATCTGTGCTCCGGCGTTTTGAATTGGGTCTTCTAATTCAATTACTTTAGCAACGGTTACGCCATCTTTTGTGACAGACGGTCCTCCGAATGATTTTTCTATTACCACTGTTCTGCCTTTCGGCCCCAATGTTGATTTAACAGCATTTGTTAATTGCTCAACACCGTTTAATAACTCTACGCGGGCTTCGTGCCCAAATATTAATTTTTTTGCCATAACTTATTTACTTTCAATTGGTCTAAATTCTTCATTTAAAAATCCACAGTCATCACATCTAAATGTTGGGACTGGGACAATTTGTTCTTTGCCACTTGGCGATATTAATGCTGATACTCTCTTAAATGCATTCACTTGTCTGAAATATTTACATTCGCAGCTCTCACATGTGATGTCCTTAAGGTCACCAGGCTTGATATTAATTGGTGGTGGCTTCTGCCCAGGCATGCCCACTACCTTTCCTTTATTACTCATTTTTTTCATCAATCTTCCTTTATTTTAATTCGTTTAACATTTTTACAATGGTCGACATAATATGCAACTCTTTATCTACTGCAAATGAATCTTGATATTGCGATTCAGCTAAAATTAATATTATGCCGGCGATGTGTCCTTGCGCATAAGTATCTATCTCCTCAAACAGATATTTATGTAAGGCTGAGAAATCTTTTACTTTGCTATCATTGATCAACTGCCTAATTTCTTTGAATGCAGTTTTCTTATCTGCCTTTAATAAGATGTCAGTCAGCTTAGTCATATAATTTGCTTGTATAACACTAGTCGCATCTACTTTTAATACTCCATCAATTACCTGCCGTTGACAGCCGTTTAATATCCTTCTTATATCAGGGTAGCCGGCGTTTATAATTGTAACAAGGTCCTTATTATCATATGACACTTGTAGATCATCTAGTATTGTTACTATCCTCTTAGCAACCTCCTTTTTATTAGGAGGAGTTATTCCAAATACTTGACATCTAGATTGTATAGGGTCGATAATCTTTTCAACATAATTACATGTCAATATAAATCTAGTTGTTCTAGAGAATGTTTCCATTAGATTTCTTAATGCGGCTTGACCATTCGGGGTCATATAATCTGCCTCATCTAATATAACAATCTTCCATTTCTTAAATCCAACAGTACTAGCATAACTCTTAATCTTGGTCCGGACGGTATCGATATTATTCTCATCTGATGCATTTATGTACATTATATCTGCATCTACATTATTGGCAATAATTTTTGCTAATGTAGTTTTACCTGTACCTGCTCCGCCGTAGAACAATAAATGAGGGACGTCGCCGGATTCGATATATAATTTAACTTTATCTATGATATGTTCATTTCCGACATATCCATCTAATGTTGCTGGGCGGAACTTTTCTACCCATAAAGTGTGTTCTTGATTTCCAAACATATTAATTTCCTGTTGATCCATATCCACCTTCGCCTCTCTCAGAAGATGCTAATTCATCTGATTCCATCATTTCGATTTGCGGGTATGGCATTATTACTAATTGACCGACTCTATCTCCATCTTGAAATCTTTTAAGTTTTGCAAAGAATGAATGTTTATCAAACTTATACCTAAAAGATATTTCTCCTCGATAACCAGAATCAACAACACCAACACAATTGGCTAATCTTAAATCTGTTTTAGATGTAGATGATCTAGGAAATAAAAGACCTACATGTCCCTCCGGAACTTCTAATGCTATCCCCGTAAAATATTCGATATAATTATCTTCTGCATCTATTCTATGTCCAATGGCGGTCATATCTAATCCTGCATCGCCTGGCTTTGCATACCTCGGAGTGACCGCTTTATCAACTAATTTTTTAAATTTAACTTTCATATTTTATTTTATTATATCCTTTCCTAATATTAAAGGAGACGCATCTTTATGTTTAAGTACACGATAACATTTACCAGACTCGAAAATCATTAGTGGCTTGTCTTTATACGTTCTATAATGTTTATAAACGTATTCTGTAACTAGTTGTATAATATTTTCGTTCATATTACGATGATTGTAGTTGTACCAAATAGTATGTTGATGTAAATGTCTTGCCTGTAAATGATACTCTTGAAAGACCTGCTTCAGAAATTTCTATTTTACCGGTAGCGGCATCTTTATTTGCTTGAAGTATTTCTTTAAACAATGTAGATGAGAAGCAAATAACGCCCATGTCCGTGCTGTCTGGCGCATCCATGTCAAATTTAATTCTATTAGTATTGATCGATGAATAATTCATAATCATTTCTACCTTTCCATTAGAACATTTAATTCCAAAGTTTTCTGATTCTGGCAATGCATTCTTTGCTTTGATAAATTTATTTCTAAATGCATCTGTGATATCAATCGATGTATTCCAGTCCGGCGTATTCTTAAGGTCCGGCACCTGTCTAATTACAGATAGATCTGCCAACATAAATGTCATATCAACATCCTTGTCATTGGCATTAAAACTAACTGCAGTCTTATCTACTGTATTTATATTAACGGTCAGGTCTTCGCCTACAGCTGTTAACATTTTTACCAATTGAGGTGTGGCATACACGCCTAATTCATTATTACCTAGATCTAGGTTAGATGCATTAATATGGCCTATCACGTTCTGATCATCTGTGATGAATTCAGTTTGTAATGTGCCATCAGCTGCTATCCATTTCACTGATGTGGTCGCGCCGGCGAGATGATACCGGCCGACGAAATTTAATAAGTCGCTTTTTTTCATTTTTCTACTTTTTCTTCAAAGAATTGATTAAATATATCCTTGTTAATTGTTGTAATACTCTGTCCTCCAAACCTCTGATAATATTGTTTATATTTTTCATAGGTAGTGATCGCCGCATCTGGATCTTCAAACATTTCATATATACTTTTTAATACTGCAGCTAAATTATTTGGAACAACATATTGAGCAACTTCTCTATGAGCGGCTACTATCTTGTTCACTTCTTTTATTGTATGATCAAATACATGCACATTATGTAATACCATTCTAGGCACTGCCGATGAATTATAATCATTTAGCATATCCCATGTAAAATCTTTACAAGCTGGACAATCTAAACTACATGGCACTAACTGATCAGGCGCATCTAATAGATCTAGTTTTGCTATATTACCGTCTTCATCTTTTGCTCCTTTTGGCATATATACATCTGTAAACGATAATTTCTTAAAGTTATGTGAATGTAAATAAGTACCATATACCGGATATTGACCGGGTGAACTTGAATCAGTTGTTACTACAATCCTATTTCCATAATGTTTATTCAAACATTTTTGTATTGTTGATAAAATAAAGAAATCTGATATTTTTGAAATGCCTAGCAAATGCAGGTATTCTAAATTTACCTTTTCAAATTCTCTATTCTTTAACATTAATGCTAATGCCCACATGAAGTCTACTAACTTCTGCGGACCTCCAATTGCCCAACCTTGGAATTCAAAATGCTTAAATTTCTGATACCACCAATCATACTCTTGCGGATTAGATCCTTGCAACATATTTAAGTATTTTGTTTTTCCTGTCTGGTTCTTTTCAAACCAAGCAAAATTATCAAAACTAATATCTGCACATTCATAAAATCTATTTTCATAAACTGTCTTAGGTGGTATATCTAAATTAGCAGCAACATCTGAATTGGCTTCTAACCAATGGAATATCTTTTCACGTAAGTCATCACTATATTTTAATGCTCCGGTTGCTATCTGATATCCACCCGAGTCTCCAAATACTAATGAATCTTTACCTAATCCAAATTGATCACGTATATCCATTTTCTTATAATAATGCCCTGCTGTTATTAGAAAATTCTTATGTCTAAATTCTTCTGGATAACTATCATCATAGAACCTACATGTAGTTCCATTTGTTAATTTTGTATCCTTAATCAACGACGACGCAAAGCCTCCGGCTGATAGAGACGGGAAGTAAATGAACTCTTTTTGTTTTTCTTTATTTTCCATTAAATAATACCTTTTTTAATCCACTGCATGAGAAATAATTTTTATGCAATGTATCTGCTAATTGTTTTAATTTTCCTGTTTCTACTATTGTATCATAACGAGTCATCCATATACGAATCTCTTGCACTAATCGATCTTTATATTTAAGATATGATTCCCATGACTCTGTCCACTCACTTGGATATTTGAACTCCTCTGAGTACATTTCTGTATAACTTAACCTATCTGGTACCATTGGTATTGCGCCGGCTAATGCTCCTTCGTAACATGAAATTCCTAATGTCTCTTGAACATTTGCAGAAAATACCATTTTAGACCTTTCTAATAGATCATGATATTGTTCCTTTGTAAAATTATGTCTTTGACACATAATAAATTTATACTCCGGAAGTGCTTTTGCTAGGTCTTCAAATATCTCAGGCTGTTTCTCTGGAGCTATCCTATGAGGAAATAATATAATATCTTCTTTCTTCTTTGGCGTAAACATCGTATGAAGATATTCCATTGGCCACCCTGTTCGGAAACATTCAATATCACCATAACCAAAATTCTCTCTAAACATCTTTAAATGGTCATCTGACGCAAACCAGTTGTAATCTATTGCTTGAGCTAATGATTTTTCAAATGTCTTAACCCAGGTATCTTTTATAAGCCTACCTAAGAAATCATTTGGGTCATAATTGCCTGCATGCCAAAGGCCATGAATCTTAATTGGTATTTCTAACAATTGACTCATATATTTTAATTGAATGATACTTGGATTCCATGCATCAGTATAAACAAAATGATCGCCTGGCTTAACTTTGTTCTCACAAAACAATCTACTAAGCTTGACCGTTTGAGCACTCTTATAAATATTAGTACCTCCAAAGTTTAAAAATGCGCCTGGAGTCGTTGCTGCTGGAATATCTGTAGGCCCTTCTATGACCTCTATATTATACTCATTGGGGTAGCTATTTGCGCGCAGCATTTCCGGGAAATGTTTTTTCCATTGGCCAGTATATCTACTTTCTACTGCCTCTAAATCTATTATCCAAATGTTATTCATGTCTATCGTATTTATAATCGTCTGGTGTAACTTTTTGCATATTTTGTATACTCGCGCAATATAAACTATATGGCGCATGTATAACTTTTATACTATCATTTTGCTTTAATAAGCCAACTTCTTCTTCTTCCAACATATACATGATATGGGTCTTAATCCTAATCATTGGAGGGATGCATTTTAACATACCAGGTGTACATTCTAAACTAATTGTTATACCTGTACTATCAATAAAACTATTCATCCAATCCCAATCTAATTTACTTTGATTTTTCATATCATTAGTAATTAATTGTTCTACTGCTCCAGAACAAAAATAGATATGAGGAACTTTCTCTAAATTAACGCCTTTTACTAATATATCAGCAATGAACAATGTTTCTACATCTGTTAATCTGCCTTCACATTCTTTTCCGTACCAATGTTTTCTAAATCCTATCATTTTTTCTTATTATCTTTAATATAAGTAATTTTCTGCAAACAACCTAATAATTCCATCTAAATGTTAATTATTTTTTTAAAATATCCGTATTTGGATTGATTGTTTTATCTAATTTATGCACCACTTCCCAGACATTGTCAAAACGTCTATCAGTACTACTTTCTAATTGAACTTGATACTCATCAATTCTGTTGTGAATCTCTTGATCACCGGTGCATCTATCTCTAGACTCATATTCAATCTGTTTATTCGCATCATTGTGTATATCGTTCATCTCTGTTCTTACAAGTTCCAGATCTACGACCCTTCTACTCAACCTTATTACAGCCGCAACCGCGTACGCTAACGCACCGACCCCAACTGTACTTAAAACTGTCATTATTGTTTCCATATTTTTCCTTTATTTTTAATTGACGGAACTATTTTAGTTGAATGCAAAAAACTTACCTAAATTATTATTTTCGGGGATCGACCCCCATTTCATTGCACTATAAAAATCATTCAATTTATTTGAAAATGCTGATTTGAATATTTTATTATAGTCTATATTGTCTTGGACGAACTTTTCTATTGCAGCTGGATCATCAAATCCTTTTAATGCCATTGTCTCTAAATTCATTGAATTGGGTTTAAGATATGTCCATTTAATCTTTTCGCCATTTATAACGCCACGTACTGTTTTTATTTTATGATGACGTAACATATCATTATAATTTAATGCTGACTTAACATGGACTGGTGTGCCTTTCATTCTCACTGCAAATGGCGCATCTCCTTTCCTAGTATATTTTTTTACATTTTTGCACCCTATAGGAAACATTACATCCATTAGTCCCAATGTCTTCATATGTTCTTTAAAGGCCAAAATCTTAGCATCCAATGTTACCTTATCAATATCATTCAACATATCTTCTAACACCTCTGCCATAAATTTTCTGAAGGACGGCGGGAATGATGATCTCACAACATCCAAGCCTTTCACATCTAATTTTGATACGGTATGGCCCTCGACATTAATTATCCATTGGGCATATCTTTTCTTTGCAATCCATAGACCAGCCTTAGCAACATTTTCTTGCTTTATATCAAATCTATGAACATCTACATTATGAAATCGCTTGCCGTATATATCATATGATCTATTCATAAAGTCTTGCACCTGATCTGCAATTTCAATCGTTTTATCGGCCATCCATTTTTCATCTGTTATGTCATATTCTGGATAACGTTTTTCTATTAATGGCAATGACGAAAAGAATACAGAATCCGTATCTATATAAATATTATAGTCCTTTTTCTTGCCCAACTCCCTAGCATAGAAATTATTTCCTACATCTGCTGTAAATTTAATTAATTGCTGGCCGGTACTTGTAATTGCAACTGCATTATCTGGGTCAAAGAATCTGAAACTTGGATTACCCAATACTCCGTAGAATGAATTTAAGAGAATTTTAGTTACTAACTGCATCCTATCAAAATATTCCGCCTTCGCCAGGTCTCCCTCCTTTTCATACTTCTTTCTTAAGTTTTTATATTCAACTCTTTCATCAAACCACTTATCCAAAATACTTGGCAGGAATCCTTTTATCTGTGTATCATATACAACGCCATTTGCTGCAATTGAATATTTATTCTTTTCTAGATAATCTCTTAGGTCTTGACTAGTCTCCCACCCATTCCATTGATCGGAATAATGTTGCCCGGTATTCTTTACATATCCTTTAGGGTCAAAGTTATCTAATTTAGTCACTTTAGTTTCTGGGGATATGTTAAGTGTCATAATAATACTAGGATACAGTGATGTCAAGTCAAGGTCATATACCCATTTATAACGACCCGCATTCGGAGCCTTAACATATGCTCCTAACAGTTCAACGCTTTCTCCCCTAGGAGGTCTACTTGGCGAAACAATATTCTGTCGTTTCATATATGTTAATGCTGCGCCATCTAAGTATCGAGTCGGAAATAAGAAGTCTTCATATGGAACATGGCCTTTATGACATATACTTCGAGCCAGATCCATCAATTTCATCTTTTGATCAATTTCCCATACTAGATCAACATCATTCATATTATAGTCAATGTAGCCTTGGATATCATTTTTCATTAAATCATCTAAGGTTCCTTCATACTTCATCTTACCTTTACCTAATTCTTTTTGAGATATAGCTTCTAATGAATAACTAGATTCTTGATTATAGGTAAAGTTTTTATACAATGCCATATAATCTAAACATGACACTCCGGAGATTCTATACCTGTTTCTATGTTTTAACCAAATGACATCATTAATTGGAGACAATGTCCTTGCTTGCTTCTCACCCAATATCTTCACCATTCTATTATAAATGTAAGGGATATCAAAGAAATCAATGTTCCAGCCAGTAATTAAAGTAGGTTGTATTTCATAATACTTGAACAAGAACTTACTCAATAATGTATGTTCATCTATACACGAGGTTACTTCATATCCAGGCTTTGTCATATTATCAACAACCTGGTCCTTGTCTAGAATCCACACACACCTCTGATCACCTGCCTCATCATATATTGCAATTGAAGTGACTTCATTCTGAGCTTCTTCTGGAGTCGGATAGCCAGAAGCAATATCTACCTCAATATCAATAAATAATGGCCTGTGGCCGGTAGATGCTTCATCTGAGTCTGTATACATATCAATCAATGTACGCATTTCCGGGTTTATATCATTTTCATATAACCCTCTTTCTTCTTGATCTGGATTCTCTATTCTCTGAACTGTCTGTCCATCTAACGCAACTAAACTGCCATATTGCGACTTTCTATAAGCATATGGCTTATAATTAACTGTAATATGACCTTTCTTGTCATCCCAGATATGTACCTTGTTAGTACGTTTATGATATGCTATTGCTTGATACATTAAATTAATTTTTCGATTATAATTGGTTTAATTCGTTATTATATTCTTTCCATAGGTTATTAAATAAACTGCCATCTAACGAATATTGTTCATTATTCATTACCGTTTCCCACGGTTTTACCATCATTTTTCTTCCTGGGGGAGGTAACGCTCCTGACCATGATAATATACATGTGCCTGTGGGTATCTCTCCAGAGTTTGAATAATTATATGCCCAATTATAAATTTCTGGGATATTATTATACGTGCCACCCAATACTTCATTCATAACTTGTTGATCATTTATTCTAAATACTGTATTGGTATTAGATATTTTATCTATAAATTGATCATATATATTAGGGTTATTAATTTTCCAATCTTTGCCAATAACAAATAATGATGTATTAGCGCCAAGATCTCCACCGGTGCATGCCGAAATACGATCTAACGGGGCGTCTTCAATCATATTAGAAATGTCTTTTAAACATAATAAGTCGGCATCCATATATACAACTTTATCATAACCTTGTTGTCTAAACACTTCAAATGCCATAAAACATGCTCGATGTGTTTCATACATGACTTTGCAGTTAGAATATGCCGGTTGGATAATTTCTTCAAATTCCATATGTGGAACTATTTTTAATATTTGTTGTTTATGGACATCAGATAATTTACATACTCTTTCATTAGTTAAAAGTTTAAAGTGGTATGAGTCAAAATCTCTAAGATGTTTTTTTAACGAAAATATATGTGTTAGTCCGCCGGCGAAGAATCTATCATCAAATGCCATTGTTATTAAAATATTTTGTTTATTTTGTATCATGACCTGAATTTAGTTTGTAAATATTTCTATAATTTCTCTTTAATGAATTATCATCTAATCCATAACCTACTACCCACTCATCATCTATTTCAAAACAAAAATGATCTACCGGCGGACTATCTTTTTTACGTTTAAGCAATGTAACAACTTTTACGTCTGCCGGTTTCATATCATTTACTATTAATAGGATTTCAAACATCGTCTTGCCGGTATCTACTATATCATCGATAATATAAACACGCTTTCCTTTACAATGAATCTCCAAATCTTTTGTAATTGTAACTCCACCCGAATTATCTTTTCCTACATATGATTTAGCTCTAATGAAATCCATTTGTACATCGATTCCCATATCCTTCATTAGATCTGCAAAAAATGCATAGCCGCCGTTAAGTACACATATCATAACTGGTGGTAAGGTGCTCCCAGATGCTTTGTGCTCTTCTGATATTGCATGGGCTAATGCCCTAACACGTCTTTCTATTTTATATTCTGGTATTAAAATCTCCATTAGTAACCTCTTACAAATTCATAATATTCATTTCTTGTAGCTGCATCAGCTTTAAATGCGCCAGTCAATTTACTAGTCTTCATACTTGCACCGCCATGTTTAACACCTCTACATTGTACACAATTATGAGTTGCATCAATCATTACTGCTACACCTGCATTATCTTCAATAATAGTATCCATTGCATTATGAATGGCTACAGTTAACTGTTCTTGAATAGCACCTCTACGAGCAAAATGTTCTACTAATCTATTTAATTTTGACAGCCCTATCACATGACTATCCTTACCTGGAATATATGCTACATGGACCTTTCCCATAATAGTCTGATGATGATGTGAACACATACTAGTTAAAGGAATGCCGCCTTCAAATACCATACCATCGTACCCATCACTAGGGAAGGTTGTTATAGTCGGCGGGGCTTCATACCGGCCGGCCCATAAATCATTTACATATGCCTTTGCAACTCTATAAGGAGTCTTATCTGAGTTAGGGTCGTTCTTCCAATCAACTTTCAGTGCATCTAAAAACTTCCCAAATGCTTGTTCGGCCGCAAAAATCATATCTAGCTTTTCTTGTTCTGTCAAAGGCCGGCCTTTTGCAACACCATTCGCAAATCCTTCCTTTACTAGTTCTAAATTTAATCCGTCCATATTACTTAGATATTGAAGTCATTGCTATATCCGACTCTCGGACTAACACATATGTCTCGTTTTCTAATTTAACCTCATTTCCATTCTTGCCCGATAATTTACTCACAGACGTTAACACAACATCACCTGGCTTAATTGTCATTGGAATTCTATCACCCGTCTGAGTAAATAATCCTGGTCCGGTATCTACTACATCTGCATAGCCATACGTCTCGCTCGTTGATGATAAGATAATTCCGGTTTTAGTTTTTGTAGATACCTCTCGCGCCTTAAGCAAGAGCTGATCTCCCATTGGTTTCATTTTCATATTCATTTCTTTGTATTAAACTGCTCTTTGTGTATCAAATGCAATAATGTGATCTCTACCCGTCATATTATAACCATGCTCAGCACATAAGTCAAATACTAGAGGATACATTTTAATTAATTGTTGTCTTTCGTCGCCCGCGGGCATAACATATGTCTTATTTTTAGGGATATCCATTTTTACCCTAAACGCCTCAAATTCATCTAAACACTCTTGTGTTCCATCCCATACTGGTTTGTAGTGATAATCTTTATGATAATCTAACATCTTTCGAATTGTGTCGTACTTGAGTCGATGCTTATTATGCTGCTTTACAAACCTCTCATCAACAACCTTTCCGCCTGGCGTAGTAATGCCTACTTGAGGGACGGAGTTAGAAAACTTAGGACTAAGAGAAATAAGATCAATACGATAATCGGTCTCTACAAAATGCGAACCTTCTGTCTCAATAGTAATAATAATACCGCGCTCATTTGCGAAATGCGTAAGTTCATTTATCAACTTTGGTTGCATTGTCGGAGAACCACCTGTTAACATCATTTCTTTAATATGTGGGTTCTTATCATAAATGGCAATAATATCATTAAAGCAAAATGTCCCCTTTTCTGGATGTATGGAGCTATACCAGCTATCACACCACCCGCCATCACCAAACCAGCAACGATGAGTACAGCCTGTTACTCTAATTGCTATTGTAGGCCTTCCAAATCTACTTCCTTCGCTTTGTACACACCTATATAATTCATTTATAGGTAATACTTTGTTGTAATCTTCTATTCTTTTATTCGGCATATATTGATGAATTTTTGTCGGCCTCCCAACATTCTACTTTAACTACTTTTACTCTACCACCACCCGTCTTAGACATAACATCATTAAATTTGTCATACACTAATTTGGCACATGACTCTGCGCCCATCTTATCCATGACATTTAATTTACAGAGGCCTTCCATTGCAGCTGATTGGAAGAAGTCTAAGTATGGGTCGTCCTTTTCAATTAGTAACGTATGGTCCCACATGCTATTCATCCAATCCTTTAATCCATTACCAGGAGTTGGCTTTGCATCTTGTGACTTAAATCCTCCATAGTCCATTATCCAATTCATTTCATCTAATTGCTTTTCTTCTAATGACTCTTTAGATTCAAACCATACTTTAAATTTTAAAGCATACCCATGCAGCAATTCACAATGAGAATGACTTGCTTTCCATTGTCTCAATGCTACTGAATAATTGTCGAATACCTTTGTTGACTGATACGTCATAATTGTAACTTTTATTTAATATATAATAAAATTATCATAAATCCTAATAATTTATACGGAATATGTCCATGCAAACCAAAATTTCTTTCCTTCTAGAAGGTGTGATGCTGTGGACGCATATTTACCATTAAATTCTGTCATGTAATTTAACATCACGAATTTATCATCGAATAATGTAAAATTATCCGCATCCGGATACTTTGATCGGAATGATAATCCTGAATTCTTTACTGACTTTTGACCAATAGTCTCAAATACCATTGTTCTCAAATACTCTTTATCAACTGACGGTAATTTTTTCATATCAAATGCCAGATCTACTAACTTAAACTTAAAGTCTCTCATATACTATCTTTTAATTTATTATAAATATAAGTAATTTATTCCAAACGCACAAATATTTGTACCTCTTTTTTTTAAAAATCTCCTGGTGCTACTTGCATACAGGTTAAACCAATTTCTCTCCACATATCAACAACTTTTTGACGATCATCAAATACACAAACAACTTCATGTTCATCTCTATTTTCATCGCCGGCAAATAAATCATTAAACCAACCTAACTTTAATTCTTCATCAGGCATAAATTTCCATGGATGGCTGGTAGGTCGCATTTTTAATATATTATATTCAACGCCATGCTTCTTTAACCATTCGGCTGTTACTTGTTTTGATGATTTACTTCTACCTGAAAGTATTGCAATATTATAGCCTGATGCCTTCAATGCCTGGGCCATCTTTATTACCGGCTCATTGGGCTCATCATGTTCTATTAATTTATCTGCAAAGAAAATTTCCCAATCCATTTTGCCATTTGGCTTCTTTGCTATCTTTCTTCTAGTTTCAATATTGGCTAAGGTGCCGTCTAGGTCGAATATAACCCATTTTTTATCTACACTCATACTATGCTATTATCATATTAATCGGAACATTAAAACTACCACCTTGGCCGTTAATTAAACACTTAGTTCTTTTAATTTTTGTAATGGTAAACTTCATACCTCTAAATCTATCATGGTCTAAAGTTATTTCCTGGCCTAATGATAACGTGGATTGCTTTCGTAACGATCCAATTTTATCATTCGATTTTATGGTGGCAATTACCATACTATTTAACGTCCTTAACTCGGTTTGGCTTAACTGGCCCAACATCTTTTCAATCTTACTTAACATATCTAATGGTTTTTAACTAATTACTTATACTATAAGATAAGGTATAATTTTCATTAAACCTAATTTTTTCGAAGCTTTTTTTCAGCTTTTTTTATTATTCCACTTCTCTAGTTAATATCAACCCTTTTTTAGATAACATCTCTTGCATCTGTTTGAATGTGCCGTATATTTTATAACGCTTTCCAACATCCTTTTTATATGTGAATATTTCTTTACTTTCGTTGTTCACGACATAATACGGACCTACATATGATTTTTTCATCATTTGTTCCTTAAGGTGTAATTCCTGGACCCAATCATGTAATTTCACAATTTCCTCCGGCACAGGCTAGCTCACCCTTTAAATCAGTTTCATCATCAGTTTCGACTATATCTGTTAAATCTACATTATTTAATGATATCATTAACTTTTCATATGTTGCTACATCGATATCTTCAAATGGCGCCTGTGTATATGTCCCTCCATTATATGGTAATACAGCTAACCCATTATAAGATTCTTTGTTTTCCCACATCCATTCTCCGGCCGCGTCCCATTCATGATCCCTTAAACTAATAGTTGCAGACACGTTATGAGAATTGTTACCAGATCTATGACCTGGCCTGATCCACTCTTGAGATACCTTTTTAACTCTTTCTAATAATTGAAATGGCGATTCGGTTCTCATTATTGCGCCAGATGGTGCTTTTTGTGGCACCGATATCACAGCTGTGTCATGTGGTCTAAAATATTCATCTTCAACTAATTCTGGGTGGTGTTCCATTAAATGTTTATAAATGGATTCATTTTTGCCAACTCTCAATCGTCTAATGTAATATTCATTGTGCCACGCATGTATACCTGATGATGTTCCTAAGGTTAGGGAGGTTGTGCCTGCAGGCTTAACAGTTGTTGTTCTCGCAGATTTATTAATGCCAATCAATTCAGCTACTCGTGCATTTTCTGTCTTTACAATTTTTGCTGCCTCTTTCATATTATACCCAAGTACGGTCCCGGAGCCGATGCCGGTCATGGAGACACCTATAAGAGCATCTTTCTCTGTTGTCCTTTGCCATACAGGCCTTAAATAATGAAAGTCTGTATATCCTGCTTGGAGTGTTCCTATAAATGAAGCTGCTCTCACTCTGTCGTTCAGATCATCTTGATCTAATATATTTGAAACATTTACTTCACATAAGTTACAAAATTGGTATGGTCTTAGTGCAATTTCACAACAAGGGTTAGTTCCCCAATCTTTATCATTAGATAAATATATACCAGGCTCTCCGGCGCCTGACAACTCAACACGTTTCCATAAGTCCATAAAGAACTCTTTAGTAATTTTGTGTCTCATTAATACTGCTGAGTTATTAGACCGCCCCCGCTGTGGATTCAATTCCCACCAAGACCCGGATTTGCAAGATATCATCTGCTCATCATCTGCACTAAACAAACTAATAAGTGCTGCTCTACGAATTCCGCCGGCGAGAACCGCATCTGCAATATAACAAACAATATCATGGACTTCTAATGTAGACAATTTATCACCATCTTGCTTATCTTTTAATAGTCCTTCAATTTTGACTAAACATTCTTTTAATGGCTGAGGTCCTGGAGCCTTTCCGCCTGATGTTACTAACCTAGCGCCCTTTGGTCTAATATCAGAATAATCAAATTTTAGATGTGAGCCGCCTGTATAATAATTTTTCATTACTGCCTTAACCGCGTCAGCCCAACCTTCAATCGAATCTGCAATCAAAAATCTTCTTGCCCTTTCATAGTTTGGTTTTCTGATGTCTGGTAAATTTTCTACATGATGCTTTTGTACCGAATACCCCACGCCGGTGCCGCCTAATAATAAAAACATTGTTTCTGAAAATGCTCTCCAATCGTCTATCGGAAGGTATGCACAATTATAAACTCGGTTTGGACTTATCTCAATCGGCTTTCCTGCAAATTGCATTGATCTCATCGATGGCAATACTTTCTTATCATATACCATTTTATATGCCTCATTAATTTCCTTCTTAAGAGTAGGATATTTTTTAAGGTGCATTGCCTTATTTCTTGTAACTAATTCTTGCCAAGTCTCTCGTCTTTCCAACTCCGGCATGTATTTTGCATACTTCATGTATACTGTGATATCTGATAATATCTGTGTTGAGATGTCCATAAATTTCCTTTCTTTAATCTTAAATATGAGTTGTGACTAATTTGGCTACGTAAACCAACTAATTTCTTATATAAATATACGTCGCATGCGCTCTCGTGCCTGCTTTAAGTAACGTTTTCTTAATTTATTCAAAGCCAGTACTTTGAGTTTCTTGATATTTTCTGGCCAACATCTGGCGTGCCATTTCATTGCCGCCGTCCATCTGCTTTTGAGTTTCCTTTCCACCTACAGACGTATCGGTATATATATTAAATTGCCCATTTGATGTATTCATCTTACTTGGCAATGTGATACCATCCGGTCCAAATCTGTTTTTAATAACATGCCATCTTCCGGTGCCTGCTAACTTATCTTGGATCTTCCTTGATAATGATAATACAAAATCTGCTACCATCACTTTACCATATGATTCAGAAATTTTACTAGCATCGATAACATCCTCTTCTAATGCCGACCTATTTGCCTGGGACGCTGTCCATACCGGGATTTCATATTCGCCGGCCATTCCGCGGAGGTCTTCATAAATGCCTTCTAACTCATGACGCTTTTCTTGGCCATGGCCTCTTAACAAATCTGCATAATCAACTATAATACAGTCCGGCCTTTTATCTTGCATTATACATTTTTCAACATGGGCTCGGATACCCATTACTCCTACAGACTTTGTTGGATAATGTTTAATGATCAATTCACCCTTTATATTTTCTAGCTGTGCTTTGACATCATCCTGATAATGTTTTAGATTTTGATTTGCAATACCTGTTATAACTGAATCATATCTTAATCCAACATATGCCTCATTCAACTCTAATGTATAATGGACAACCGTCTTGCCTTTCTTTACTAAATGCGCGCCTACATTCATCAATGCCCATGACTTACCAATGCCGGCAGGTGCTACCATTACTCCTAGCTCACCTTTACCTAATCCTCCATCAGTCAATTCATTAATAACGTCCCAAGGCGTTTCTTGTACAAACCGGACTGCATCTGTATACCTTTCGTCTATCTGAGTTAGGTAATCATGTCCGATATCTTTATCTGCGCCGGCCTTTAAAGCTTCATCCACAACCGCTTTAATGCCATCATAATCGCCTTGTTTAAGTAATTCAACCGATCCTATAATAGCTTTTTTGATTTCCTGATTCTTACAGAAATCCATAGCCTGATCTTTAATATATGTTAAATCACTCGACTCTGTATATCTCCATGCATCTTTTAAGTGAGCAATGATCTGATCTTTCAGCACATCCTGGTCAACTTTTTCAAGTTTAACTTTCATCACTTCTAATGTAGGCGATGCGTTATACTCTTTTTGGTATTCTAGGATTGTCGATACAATCCAATTGTTTGCGTCTGATTCAAAGTATTTCGGACTTAGTATATCAGAAATTTGTTGTAGAAATGATTTGTCTACCAACAACCCTGTTATTACCTTTATCTGAAATGCGTAACCATATGAACTTAATCTATCTGTCATATATTAATATAATAAATTTTTTTCAAATAACCTAATCTTTACCCATTGAAGCAAACGCATTTAGCGAATTAAATGAATTCCTTAACCAAGAATCTAAATCTTTTATAACTGTATACATTTTGTCGGCCATAAACATTTTCTTAAATTCATAAGTATTAAGTTTGTCTATATCACGTTGCATTGCATCAAGAGTTACCTCTTTAGCTCCGCCATGAATATCAACTTCCTGTAATTGCATGAGTTTATAATTAAGATCTAATAATTCTTCATTTTCCGAAACCAATGTATGTACTTTATATTTTTTATCTACATTAGTAGCATGTTCAACTAATTCTCTAACTGTCAATACTCTATCTTCAGTAAACATGGGAAAATGTTTAAGTAGACTCTTAGGGCCTACACCCTTAAGGCCTG